AAGCTTTAGCTAGAGGCAGAAGAAGATCAAACATAGCTACTATTGCTGCTTTAGGTACCATAGCAACCACCACTCCAATTATGTTGAGTAAAGGAAAAAAGAAACCTCAACAATTAACTAGAAAAGAAGTTAAAGACTCAAAACCAGGAGAACTAACTGGCTTTGGTAAAGCTTTTAGAACTGCTAGAAACAAAGGTATGGGCACGGAATTTACTTACAACAATAAAAAATACGTTGCTGTTACCAAAGATGATTTAGCTAGAAAGAATATGACTTTAGCTCAATACGTTAGAAGTAAAAGAGACGGTTTGAGACAGAAGTAATAATGTCTGCATATCTAAAACTCAAAGGCAAAGGCCCCGAACGTAGAAATAACTCCACAGAATTATTGGCGAGAAAAAAATTTAAAAAGAGAAAACCAAGAATTGTAGAAGGACCAGCTGGAGTCAAAAGAAAAGCAAGAGCAAAGTCTGCCGAAGAACTTTATGACAGCAAAAGAAAAGATTTTAGAGGCAATAAGAAGATAGAGAGTTTTAAACTTGGTAAAGCGGTACGAGCAGTTAAAAAATCAATTTTAAGAGATGACTACAAACCAAAAATAAAAAATGAAAAAGAAATATACAGCAGCAGTTTAGAGTTTTCTAAACAAGATTATGCTGATGTAATTAAAAATTACCAAAAAACACAAAAAAGAAAAAAAAGAAATAGGGCTGTCGTAGCTGTTGGTACAGCGGCAGCAGCTGCAGCTATTCAATCTAAAAAGGATAAAGAAAACAAAAAATAACTTTTTATGCCAAAGAAGATTGAGGATCTCTCTTACGAAGAGGCCATGGAGCAGATTACCAATATTGTAAATTACTTAGATAGAAAAGATCTTACTCTCGAAGAATCTATCGAAGCATTTGCTCATGGAACAAAACTTACTAATCATGCTAAAAAATTGTTAAACTTTGCTGAAGATAAAATAAGTAAAATCTTAGACAAGGAGCACGTAGATGACTCAAAAAAACTCGAAAGTAAAAATATATTTGACTGAGTTTAGAGTGCAGGGTGAGAACACAATTTACGAAGGACCTAATATATTTGCTAGTAGCTCAGAAATAGCAGAAAATATAGCGAAACAGATGGGAGTTACTGTAGTTGGGGAATTACAAGATATAATTTCTCTTTACGATGACTTGTACGAAATATTTGATAAAGACGAAAGAGTATTACATTAATGGCAGATATAGATAAAGCGATAGGTTCTGACGATCTAATAGATTTAGATGTAGAGAATCAAGATAAAACAATTAACGTCGAAGTACCAGAAGACATCGAGATAGATTTATCTGTCTTCGAGCGCGGGGAAGATGGCACCTTAACATTTGGTTCGGTATTAACACCAGACTTATCCGAACAATTCAATGACAACTTAGCTGAATATTTAGAGCAAGATGAGCTTGATAATATTTATAGTGATTTAGTTGACGCCGTAGAAGCAGACAAATCCTCACGACAAGGTTGGGAAGATACTTACAAGGAAGGTTTAGAAACTTTAGGAATGAATTACGAGGAAAGGTCACAACCTTTTGAAGGTGCCTCTGGCGTTATGCACCCACTCTTAGCAGAATCGGTAACTCAGTTTCAAGCACAAGCTTACAAAGAAATACTGCCATCAAATGGCCCAGTAAGAACTCAAGTAGTTGGTGCTAAAAGTCCAGACAGTGAAGCTCAAGCTGATCGTGTTCGTGAGTTCATGAACTATCAGTTGATGAATGTCATGGAAGAATACGATACTGAAACAGACCAACTATTATTTTATTTACCATTATCTGGTTCGGCATTTAGAAAAGTTTATTACGATCAAAATTTAGGTCGTGCTGTTTCTAGATTTATTCCAGCAGAAGATTTAGTTGTGCCTTATGCCACAACTGATATTTATAGTGCTGGCAGAATTACGCATATCGTTGATATGTCTATGAACGATATTAAAAAATTACAACAAGCTGGATTTTATCGTGATGTGAATATATCTGAATCAATGATGGTTGATACCGATACCGATGAAATCCAAGAAGAAATAGATGAGTTGCAAGGTATCGAACCAAGTTATGGCGAAAGCGATCAATGTGAACTTTATGAAATACATACTGATTTAGATATTTCTGGTTATGAAGATTTAGATGCTGAAGGCGAACCTACTGGAATTAAATTACCTTATGTAGTTACGCTTTCAACCACCAATAGCGAAGTATTATCGATTAGAAGAAACTACAGACAAAACGACCCATTGAAAAAACGCATAAATTATTTTGTGCATTATAAGTTTTTACCGGGTTTAGGTTTTTATGGATTTGGGTTAACTCACATGATTGGTGGGTTATCAAAAGCGTCAACATCTATCCTAAGACAATTGATAGATGCTGGTACATTGTCCAACTTACCAGCTGGTTTTAAAGCAAGAGGTATTCGTATCAGAAACGATGACCAACCGCTACAGCCGGGTGAGTTCAGAGACATGGATGCCCCTGGCGGGAGCTTACGAGATGCTTTTGTCCCACTGCCATTTAAAGAGCCATCTGGCACTTTACTTAATCTGCTAGGTACCTTAGTAGATAGTGGCAGAAAATTTGCAGCTTTAGCTGAAATGCAAATTGGCGATGCTAACCAAAACATGCCAGTTGGTACTACTGTAGCTTTGCTAGAGCGTGGTACCAAAGTCATGTCAGCAATTCATAAAAGATTGCACTCTTCACAAAGATTTGAATTTATTTTATTAGCCAAAGTATTCGCTGATTACTTACCACCAGAATATCCTTACATGACTTCTGCTGGTGACGGCATGATAAAACAAATGGATTTTGATGAACGCGTAGATGTTCTACCAGTTTCAGATCCAAACATTTTCTCTATGAGTCAGCGTGTTATGTTGGCTAATGAAATATTACAAGTCGTAAATTCAAATCCACAAATTCATGGGCCGCAAGGAATGTATGAAGCATATCGCAGAATGTATGCTTCTATGGGCGTACAAAACATAGAACAGTTATTGCCTCCACCGCCGCAGCCAATGCCTACTGATCCAGCAAGTGAAAACGCTTTGTTAATTAAAGGGCAGCCTTGTCAAGCCTTCCCTGGGCAAGATCATGATTCACATATCAATGTGCATATCTCATTAGCACAAACCAGTTCGGTAATGATTGAACCTATTATTATGACTAACATTCAAGCACATGTTTATCAACACGTAGCTTTACGTGCTGCAGAAATTGTGGACATGCAAAATATGCAAGACCCAGAGTTTATGCAAATTCAACAAATGCTTATGGAAATGCCACCAGAAATGGCTATGCAACAACAACAAAAAATAGATGAAGCGATTGCTAAAGATGTAGCACAAATTCAAGCTGGTTTGATGTCACAAATTAATATGGCATTTGTCCCACCAGCACCGCCAGCAGACCCATTGGTAGCTTTACGTGATAAAGAATTAGATATTAAGGCTCAAGATGTAGAACGTAAAAGTCAAGAGTTTGCAGCTAGACAACAATTTGATGCTATGCAGGCAATGCAACAACTAGAATTAGCTAGAGAAAAATTAAATGTTGCTAGAACGATTGCCGAGATGAAAGACGATTTAGGTCGTGATAGATTAGATTCTAGTACTAGAATAAAAAAAGCAGAGTTATTGATAAAAAATAAAGGAAACTAATGAATGTGATAAGATTAAAAACGCTAGGGCCTAGTTTTCAATCTTCTCCCCTCGGCCCTAGCACCTTAAATAGCTATGGGAATCACTAGATCACAACTTAAAAAAACTACTAGAAAAAGTCCAAAGGGCAAAATGCCCAAACGTAATAAAAAGAATTTTAGACCTACTAAAAAAGGTGCAGGTATGACTGCGGCTGGAGTCAGAAAATATAGGAAGCTGAACCCCGGTTCTAAATTAAAAACTGCCGTAACTGGCAAGGTGAAGAAGGGTAGTAAAGCAGCTAAGAGACGTAAATCATTTTGTGCTAGATCAGCTGGACAAATGAAGAAGTTTCCTAAAGCAGCTAAGAATCCTAATTCAAGATTAAGACAAGCAAGAAAAAGGTGGAAGTGTTAAATGGCTACAAATACTAGAAATAAAAAAACTGTAAAAAAAGTTGTTAAAGCTTTAAACAAAGCTAGCAAAACTCATGCTAGACAAGCTAAATCTTTAAGTGCTTTAAAATTAAAAAAAGGCGGCAAAGCTACTAAATCTAAAAAGAAAAGTGGTTCTAAGCCAACTAATCCAGCTTTATACGCTAGAGTAAAAGCAGAAGCTAAACGTAAATTTAAAGTTTATCCTTCAGCTTATGCTAACGCTTGGTTAGTTAGAACTTATAAAAAACGTGGCGGTGGGTACCGTAGTTCCTAATGGCTAAACCTCAAGGCGGATTAACAGAATGGTTTGGCAAAGGACCCAAAGGCGATTGGGTTGATATAGGAGCACCTAAGAAAAAAGGTAAGTTTCAAAAGTGTGGTCGAGCTAAAGTAAAAGGTTCTAAAAGAAAATATCCTAAATGCGTACCACGAGCAAAAGCTAAAAGCATGACGGCTGCACAAAGAAGAAGCGCAGTAAAGAGAAAACGTGCAGCTGGTAATCCAGGAGGTAAACCTACCAACGTAAAAACTTTTGCTAAAGACGGTAAACTAATACGAAAATTCCACAAAGGTTGTGGTAAGGTGATGTCAAACAGAAGAAAGAAAACTAGATATTCATAAAAATTAATGGCAGAAGATCTAAATTTAGCCGAGTGGCTATTAAAAAAAATTAGACAAAGACAAGAAGATATACTTGAAACATTAGGTGCAGGTAATATAAAATCCGTTGAAGATTACAGATTTCACATTGGTGAGTTAACAGCACTTCGCACCATGGAATCTGAAATAAGGGAAGTGCTGCAAGAAGAGGATTAACGATGACCGAACTAGCAGTTCCAAACCACATCGCAGAAGAAAGAAAAAAAGCAAGAGAAGAATCAGCAAGATCAGATGTAGATAAAGCTTATGTCAAAACTGAAGACAGAGTTTTAGATCCTACACTGTTAGACAAATCATTACTTGAAAGAATGCCTAATCCCACTGGCTGGCGTATATTGGTTTTACCTTACAAAGGTAAAGGCGTAACCGAAGGTGGCATACACTTAACCACATCTACTTTAGATCGAGAATCTTTAGCTACAGTAGTTGCCTATGTTTTAAAAGTAGGTCCTACCGCATATAAAGACGATGATAAATTTGAAGGTGAGGCTTGGTGTAAAGAAAAAGATTGGGTATTGATTGGCAGATATGCGGGAGCTCGCTTTCGTTTGGAAGACAATCACGAGGTAAGAATTATTAATGATGACGAGGTAATCGGAACCATTAGTGATCCAGATGATATTAAAACTTTATAGGTGATTTATGGCTGAACAAGAATATGCTTTACCAGATATTTCAGAAGAGCAAGTAGAGAAAGCTGCTTTACCAGTTGGTAAAAGGGCCGATCAAGAAGCTTCTGATGAAACTAAGTACATCGATCTTGAAGAAAACAAAGATGAACTTAAATCTATTGAAGAAGACACTATTCAAGAAAACTTTGAAACCAGTGACAAGGTAGTAGAAGAAAACAAAGACAAAGGCGAAGTTGAAAAGAAAGCTGCTTATGCACAAAACAGAATTAACAAAGCTGTTGCTCAAGCAAAAGATTTTCAACGTCGTGAACTTATGGCTGTGCAATATGCTAAACAGCTAGAAGAAGAAAACAATAAACTAAAAGCGACCAAACAATCTTTTGAAAAGACTATGTTTGATAGTCGTAAGAGCGAAACTGATTCAACTATTGAATTAGCTAAACAAGCTCACAAACAGGCTGTCGAAGTAAACGATGCTGAAGCCATAGCAAGAGCTACTGAATTATTGAGCACTGCTATTGCTGAGAAAAAATATATCGAAGCAAATGAACAAAGAAGCCAGTTTGAAGCAGATTATGATCAAGCGGTCAATCAAGAAGTTGAGAGCCCACTTCAAGAACCACAACAGGTTCAAGAATATGCAGAGCCTTCTCCGAAAGCACAAGCATGGGCAAATAAAAACTCTTGGTTCGGTCAAGACCGAGTAGCCACTACTGTGGCCCTTACTATTCATGAGCAATTAGCTAATGAAGGTTTTGATTTAAACTCAGATGAGTATTACAATGAATTAGATAACAGACTTAGGTCGGAAATACCTAATAAGTTTGATAACAACGTGGAAGCCACAAAACCCGTCCAAACCGTTGCTTCACCATCACGCACTACATCGACTGGACGCAAACCAAGTAATCGAGTGGAGCTTTCTCCAAGCGAGCAAAGACTAGCGAAACGTTTAGGCGTTTCATTTAAAGATTACGCAATACAAAAAGCGAGGTTACAGAAATCGTGAATAAAGAAACTAAAACTGAAAAAAGGGCACCTAGAGCTCAAGAGACTAGGGAAACAAAAAAAGCTAAGACTCCTTGGCAACCACCTTCTATGCTAGAGGTTCCTAACGATCCTCCAGCTAATACGGTTTACCGATGGATAAGAGCTGAAACGTTAGGTCAAGAGGACCGAACTAATGTTTCCAAAAGGTTTCGTGAAGGCTGGGAGCCAGTGAAGCCAGAAGAAGTTCCTGGTTACGATTATCCAACCGTCGATGATGGTCGTCATGCGGGCGTCATTGGAGTGGGTGGTTTGATACTCTGCAAAATAGACAAAGATATTGTCGAACAAAGATCTGAGTATTTTCAACAAGCTACACAAAATCAAATGACGGCAGTGGACAATGACCTTATGCGTGAAGAAAACCCTGCAATGCCTATCTCTAGGGAAAGGAAGAGCAAGGTTACATTTGGTGGAGGGGGTAAATAACTTCCTCTGATTTATTAATTGTTTGGAATTTAAAGTCGAATAAACATGGCAAACGAAACTACTAAAATGGGATTAATCCCTGTTAGAAAAGTCGGTGGACAATCATGGACTGGCGGCCAACAAAGATACAGAATTGCAAGTGGTGCAACTACTGCTATTTTCCAAGGTGATTTGGTAACTCAACTTACTGCGGGAGTAATTGGCAGACATGCTGCCTCTGGAACTGTACCTATTCTTGGCGTCTTCAATGGCTGTTCATACACTGACCCTACTAGTGGTGAAACAGTATTTAGTAACAGTTATCCTGGCAGTATTTCTGCTAGTGATATTGTTGCTAATGTTATCGATGACCCAATGGTTCAATTTACTATTCAATCAGACGAGGCTTTCCCCGTAGCTGATTTGTTTGGTAACTTTGATATTGTTGATTCATCTCCTGTCGGCGACACAAAAACTGGAACTTCAAATATGCAATTAGATACTTCAACTGGTGCTACTACAGCAACTTTACCTTTGAAGGCTATTGACATTTCACAAGATCCAGAAAATTCCGACGTAGCTAGCGTTGGCACAAATGTAATCGTGGTTATTCAAAACCACGTCATGGGTGCTAAAAGCGCTGGATTAGCGTAGAGGTTTAATAATGGCAATTTCTAGAGCACAATTAGCGAAAGAATTAGAACCAGGATTAAACGCCCTTTTCGGTTTAGAGTACAACAGGTACGAAAACGAGCACGCTGAAATCTTTGATACTGAAACTTCTGACAGAGCGTTTGAAGAAGAAGTATTACTAGTAGGTTTCGGAAATGCTCCAACTAAAGCTGAAGGGCAAGGCGTAAATTTTGACACAGCAATGGAGTCATACACTGCTCGATACTCTCACGAAACAATTGCATTAGCATTTGCTTTGACTGAAGAAGCTATCGAAGATAATTTGTATGACAAACTTGGTGCTAGATATACTAAAGCATTAGCTAGAAGTATGGCTCACACCAAGCAAGTTAAAGCTGCTGCTGTTTTAAATAACGCTTTCGATAGTAGCTTTACTGGTGGCGATGGTAAGGAGCTTTGTGCTACTGATCACCCATTGGCAAGCGGCGGAACTTTTGCAAACGAACCAAGCACTGATGCTGATTTGAACGAAACTTCATTAGAAGCGGCGTTGATCGATATTTCTAACTTTAAAGATGACCGAGACATGATCTTGGCTCTTCAAGGTATGAAATTAATCGTTCCTACAAATCTACAGTTCGTTGCTGATAGACTGTTACAAACACCTGGTAGAGTAAGTACTGCTGATAACGATATTAATGCTATTAGAAACATGGGAATGTTACCTGATGGCTATGTTGTAAATCACTTCTTAACAGATACAGATGCGTTCTTCCTCAAAACTGATTGCCCAGATGGGTTTAAACATTTTGAAAGAACTCCTTTGTCAACTGCAATGGAAGGTGATTTTGATACTGGTAATATGCGTTTCAAGGCTAGAGAAAGATATTCATTTGGTTTCTCTAACCCAAGAGCAGTTTACGGATCTAAAGGAGCTTAATCTTAGTACTGATTTATAAGAAGTAAATCCCACTTTTTAACTCAAGGGATAAAAGAAAGGCATCGACGGATGCCTTTTTTTTTAGTAGAAAAATTGTTATCCTATAGCAACTAGGATTAATTATCCGTTACTGACTGACCTAGCAGACTCGCCAAGACAGTAACAACACGGAGGTAATAATGGCAAAATCAACTTTTAGTGGACCAGTAAAATCCCTAGCTGGATTTATTTCAGCAGGTAATGCAAATGTGGTCAGCTTAACAGCAGATACTACTTTGACAGTAGCTGCTCATGCAGGAAAAATTTTAACAACTAATGATGCTGATGGTAAATTTACTTTACCTAGTATTGTTGCAACTGCTCCTGACAGAAACGATGATCCTAATCAATTAAATAATTTAGGGGCTAGTTTCTTTTTTGTAGTAGAAACTGCTGCAACTGATATGGATATTTTAACTGACGGTACTGACAAATTTGTTGGTGGTCTTTACACAGGTAAAGATGATGCTTCAGGTAAAGTATTTATTTCTGGCGCAACTAATGATGTTATCACTATGAATGGTTCTACCAAAGGTGGATTAGCCGGAAGCATAGTAAAAGTTACAGCTATAGCTGCTGCTAAATATGCTGTTGAAGGCATTATTTTAGGTTCAGGAACAATAGCTACTCCATTTGCTGACGCATAATCAGGAGTAAATTATGGCTGATACAGTAACATCTCAAACCATTCAAGATGGTGATAGAGTAGCTATACTAAAATTCACCAATGTCAGCGATGGCACTGGTGAATCTGCCGTAAAAAAAGTAGATGTATCTGCTTTAGCAAACCATAGTAAAAGCAATACAGCTTGCACTAAAGTAAAGGTTGCTAAAATTTGGTGGGCTTGTAGAGGTATGGGTGTCAATATTGAATTTGATGCTAGTACCAATGTTTTAATTACAGGTTTACCAGCAGATTCTACTGGAGATGAATATTACAGTGACGTCTTTACTGGCATACCAAATAATGCTGGTTCTGGAGTAACTGGTGATATTGATTTTACTACTGTAGGACACAGTAGCGGTAATACCTATTCTATTATTTTAGAACTTGTTAAAGAATACGATTAAGGAGTATTAAATGGTTTATAAAAAAACTAAGGGCTATGGCATGGGTGGCATGGCTAAAAAAACCAAAGGCTACAGAGCTGGAGGTAAAGCCACCAAAGGTTATAGCAAAGGCGGTAAAGCAACTAAAGGTTACAGAAGAGGCGGCGCTGCTAAAAAATAAATAAAAAGAAGATTGAGGTATAAATGCCATATTTGATGAGCAATGTCCCATACTTTAAATGTTGGGTCAGAAGAGAGTTCACATGTAATCATTTACGCTATCACGGAGAGTATTTACATGCGCTAGCAATAGCTGTAAATACTATCCCTGATAGATCACTTAGCTTTCAAGTTGTCTTTACCGGGTGCGAGATAGATGACGAGGATTGGAAAGAGGGCAATATTCACGGTGGCGCTATGTGGGCAAGAATGCCTATTCAAGCATTAGTAGCTGATGTACCTTTAGATGAATGGCCAGAACCTATGGAAGATCATTTATGTCAACCTTGGGATTGTGAATCTAGAAACCATTCAATCATAACTATGGACAGAGTTAGCTCTTCTCCGTGGCTATGCAAGATTGATAATAAATTTTATCAAGGTAAATATTTGTTTACTGTGGATTATACAGAACATGAAATAGCAGATGATCCTGCTCAACATAAACAGTCACATGTGATATATTTAACAGACGCTGGAAAGTGGACTGGCAATATAGTTGCACTTCCTAACAATAGAGTTAGAGCAACTAGCCCGGCTTTGTGGAGAACTGGCGAAGGAGCACCTGATTTTACTCCTTCACAACATCTACATTCTGCTGAAGGCCATGAGAGTTATTTAGATCCTAGGATAACTTTTAATAATTTATATAATGATGAGGATTAAACATGGCAACATCAAACAGCACAGACTTTGAACCAAATGTCGCAGAGTTTATTGAAGAAGCTTATGAAAGATGTGGGTTAGAGTTAAGAACTGGATATGATTTAAAATCTGCAAGAAGATCTATTAATTTAATGTTAGCTGAATGGGCTAATAGAGGTTTAAATCAATGGACCATATCTGAAACTACACAAACAGTAACTGAGGGAACTAGAGAATACACACTAAATTCAAATGTTATAGATATTTTAGATGTTGTACTAAGAAGAACAGAAGGTGGTACTACTACCGATACACAAATGTCTAGAGTTAGCAGAAGTGAATACATTAATATTCCAACCAAAAGCACTAAAGCTAGACCTACTCAATTTTTTGTAGATAAACAAAATACCCCAGTTTTAAAAGTTTGGCCAGCCCCAGAAAACTCTACTGATATTTTAGTATTTAATAAAATGGTAAGAATGGATGATGCTGATAAAGCAACCAACACTATGGATTTACCATTTAGATTTTATCCTTGTTTTGTTGCTGGCTTGGCGTATTACTTATCTATGAAAAGAAATCCACAACTAACAGAGCAATTAAAAATAATATACGAAGAAGAATTTAGAAGAGCCGCTGACGAAGATGAAGATCGAGCTTCTTTTAGAATTACGCCATATTCACAAGGTAACTAATGTCTTACGCTAAAGGTAAACAAGCATACGGAATATGCGACATATCTGGATTTAGATACAAACTAAAAGATATGAAAAGAACTTGGGATGGCCTATTAGTGGGTCCTGATCAATGGAGCCCAAAACACCCACAATTAGAACCAAGAACTCATGCGGCAGACCCAGAAGCTTTATTTAATCCTAGACCAGATAGAACAGAAGATGGAGGCAATGGCTTTGTAGTTGTAACTTCTCCTAGCATTACAAAAAACTTTTCTATGTTACCTAATACTATTCCTGCTAAATTTGAATTAGCTAAATTGTCTAGTAATTTAGGAACTATTATTGTTATTGAAAATGATAACACTGCGTTAGTTGATGTATCTGGAGTATCTGCATCTACTGCTTTAGGAACAACAACTATTACAGGTAATATAACTCAAGATGTTTCAATTCTAGGTTACGCTGCTACTAGTGCTTTAGGTAGTCCTACGGTCACTAGTACTTTTACAAACTTTACTATTACAGTTGCTTCTGGAACAAACTTCTATGGAACTGGTAATAAATTCTATGTAGATGGCGTAGTCAGTCCTACTTTAACTTTAAATGAAGGACAAACTTTCAAATTTGACCAATCTGACTCAAGTAATTCTGGACATCCTTTAAGATTTTCAACAACGCCAAATGGAACTCATGCTATTGGTGGAGCTGAATACACCACAGGCGTAACTACTAATGGAACTCCTGGTAATGCTGGAGCATATACCCAAATAACCGTTGCAGTTGGAGCATCAACACTCTATTATTATTGTACTAATCACTCTGGTATGGGAGGAGAAATAAATACTCCCGGCTAATTTGATATAATTTAAATATGACTTACACAGAGCTTACTAATTTAATTAAAAACTTTTGTGATAGCACAGAAACTACTTTTGTTAATACTATTGCAGACTTTATTAAAAATACAGAAGAAAGAATATTTGAACTAGTTGAATTTGATTTTTTTAGAAAAAATGTAACTGGAACTTTTACATCTGGGAATAGATTTTTAACAGCACCTTCAGACTACGTAGCTAGTTTTTCTTTAGCAGTATTAGACTCTGGTGGAGATTATCACTATCTTTTAAAAAAGCACCCTACATTTATGCAAGAGTATTCAGAAGATCCAGCCGATACTAATTTAAGAGGGTTGCCTTTATATTACGCTGATTTTGATAAAGAACTTTCTACAGCTTCTAATAATGGATCTACCATAACAGTAAGCCCAGTTCCAGACGCAAACTACACAGCCGAACTTCACTACCTCTACAAACCAACTTCTTTAACATCTGGTTCTGATAGTGGCACAACTTGGTTATCAACAAATGCAAGAAACGCTTTATTGTATGGCTCTTTAGTTGAGGCTTACACCTTTTTAAAAGGAGAGCCAGAAATATTGGGTCAATATGAAAAAAGATTTATGGAAGAAATAGCAAGACTTAAAAATAGAGCAGAAGGCAAAAGTAGAAGAGATGAATACAGAGCTGATGCACTAAGAACAAATGTAACTTAAAGAGAAAAAAAATGGAGAAGATTCAAGAACTTCAAGGTAAAAAAATAGCTTTAGTTGGCTTGGGAAAAAGTTGGTTTGACTTTGCATTAGCTAGATCTAACGGCGAACATTTTGATGAAATATGGGTAATCAATGCTGTAGCCAACGTAATTAAACACGATAGAGTTTTTATGATGGACCCAGCTTCTAGATTTTTAGATAGTGATGATGCTGGGCTACAAACTAATGGCATGAAAGAAGTTTTGTTAAATCATGAAGGTCCTATATATACATGTGAATTAGATAATCGTTGTCCAGGTTTAGTTGAATATCCAATTGAACAAGTAGTAAAAGAAAATAATTCATATTATTTAAACAATACAGTTGCCTATGCGATAGCTTTTGCTTATTGGCACAGAGTTGGCTCTTTGCATTTGTTTGGTATAGATTTTGGTTACAAAGGTAATTTATATTTTGCTGAAGCTGGAAGAGCTTGTTGTGAATATTGGTTAGCTAACTGTATGAATATTGGTATAGAGATAGGTGTGGCCGCTTCTAGTTATTTATTAGATACAGCGGTAGAGCCAGAAGAAAAACTTTATGGCTATCATAGGTTAGAAAATCCTTTAATAGTTGATTATGATTCTGAAAAACAACAATTAAAAGTTAGAAAGAAAAGTAATAATAAAGAAAAACAATATATACCACAGCCAACTTTAGTAGGTAGAGAAGATGGTAAAGCAGAGATACAATTAAAAGAAATAATAGAAGAAAGTCATAACGAGCCAAAAAAATGGTAATAAAAATAACTCCAGACGGAATACCAGAGTTAGGTGTAGTAGAAACTAAAACATCTAATTTCGGCGGCCATCCGCCAGAATTTTGGGCAGAAAGATTAGCTGAAAAAATAGTTGGTTATTCTGAGAATAATGAGCCTCATGTTGTAGAACAAGCAAAAGCTTATAAAGAGCAAATAAAACAAGTTTGTTTAATTTACATAAAAAATGCTATAAAATCTTACAAAGCTACTTTAATTCAAGAGTTGATAAAAGGTGGCGAAGAAGAACTAGCTAAAATTTTAAAATAGTTTTAGCTTATTATGAGGAATAAACATGGCAATTACTTCTACTTTAACCAGTAGTTTTAAAAAAGAACTTTTAGAAGCAGTTCATAATTTTAAAAACTCTGGTGGTGATACATTTAAACTAGCTTTGTACACTAGCTCTGCAACTTTAGGAGCTGCTACAACTGCTTTCGTAACAACTGGTCAAGCTAGTGGTACAAACTATACTTCTGGCGGAGGAACTTTAACAAGAGTAGATCCTTCTATAGACGGCACTACCGCTATAACTGATTTTTCAGATTTAACTTTTGGAACAGCCACTGTTACAGCTAGAGGTTGTATGATCTATAACAGTTCTGATTCTAATAAATCAGTTGCTACTATAGATTTTGGTGGAGATAAAACTTCAACCGCTGGAGACTTTACTATAGTCTTCCCAGCAGCAGCAGCAAGCACGGCTATTATAAGAATAGCGTAGGAGGAGAGCATGGCTCTTGTCCTAAATGATAGGGTAAAAGAAACCACTACCACTACTGGCACAGGCACAGTAAATTTAGCAGGCGCTGAAACTGGTTTTGAAACTTTTGTAGCAGGTATTGGTAATACTAATACTTGTTATTACGCAATAGTTCATCAAACAGCAGATGAGTTTGAAGTAGGCCTTGGCACAGTAGCAGACGCTTCTCCAGATACATTGGCTAGAACTACAGTTATAAGCAGTTCTAATTCTGATTCCGCAGTTAATTTTTCTTCAGGAACTAAAGATGTATTTTGTACCATGCCTGCAAGTAAAGCTGTGCACGAAGACGCTAGTGGTAATGTCACACTTCCGGGAACACTAGATGTTGATGGTGGTATTACTGTAGATAACATTACTATTGATGGCACTGAAATAGATTTAAGTTCAGGAGATTTAACTATAGATGTTGCAGGAGATATTATTCTTGATGCTAATGGTGCAGATATAAACTTAAAAGATAATGGTACGATTTGGGGTTCATTATCAAATGATGGCACAAATTTTATGCTAAAGCCTGAAATTAGCGATGGAGACTTTATAGTTAAAGGGAATGATGATGGCTCAGAAATTACTGCTTTAAGACTAGATATGTCACAAGCAGGTAGAGCAACCTTTAATGAGAATGTTAAATTAGGCGATAATGGTCAGTTAATATTTGGTGCAGGAGATGATTTATCCATTTACCACGATACCAATAATTCATATATAGCTGACAATGGCACAGGCGATTTAATACTAGATAGTAATTCAGACATTACTATTGATGCTGGTGGAGAACACATAAGGTTTAAAGATGATGGAACTGAGATAGGGAACATTGACATGGGATCACAAAACCTAAACATTCGTTCCACAGTTTCAGATAAGGATATTGTACTTTTAGGAAATGATGGTGGCTCAGAAATTACTGCTCTTACGCTAGATATGTCAGCAGCAGGTGCTGCAACTTTTAATGATAATGTCACAGCTTATTCAGACGAAAGACTAAAAGATAATATTGAAACTTTAACTGATGGTTTAGATAAAGTAGAGCAATTACGAGGTGTCACTTACACCAGAGATGAAAGAGAAAATATAGGTGTTATAGCTCAAGAAGTAGAAAAGATATTACCAGAAATAGTATTAACAGCAGATGATGAAATGGGTACTAAGTCTGTAGATTACAGCAGATTAACAGCAGTATTGATCGAAGCTGTAAAAGATTTATCAGCCAGAGTAAAAGAATTAGAGGGTAAATAATGGAACTTATATTTATACCTTTATTAGCTTGTATAGTAATTATGATAGGAGAACTTTCTAATCCCAGAGGTATGAATATTTTTTGGTACAAGGTTAATACTATAAGAAAATATTATTTCAAAGAATTAACGCAATACGACTCAGGAAATAATAAAGGGAATGGTAAACATTCTAGGAATAAATAATGGCTACTCCAAGTTCAGGTGCCATAAGTTTAAATGAAATGCACGTTGAGGTAGGTGGCTCTTCTGGATCTACAGTATCAATTAATGATAGCGATATAAGAGCATTAACAGGCAAGAGTTCAGGTGCTACAGCTTCTTGGAATGACTACTATGACAAAGCAGCCGATTGGAGCATTTCAATGACTGTCGGTGCTACAAATAAAGATACTCCTGGTAGTCAATACGTTGCTGGGTCAAATATAAGATATAAAGGCTATAACACTACCTTTAGACCTACAGGTACTAATTATGGCTCTATGAATGACTACGCTGACTCTGATTTTTTAGGTGGACAAACTATAGAAACTTTTAATGTTGCTGGAGATAGTGATGTCTCTGGAAATCAATCAACTACCCTGTTATTTGCAACTGATAGCTCTTCAGCAACTGTTGCTAACAACGATACTGCATTTAAAAAAGTCACTATAAACAGTAATGTTTACAATAGAAGTGATGCTACTTACGTAGTTTCTTCTGGAGATAGAACTCAATGGCAATGGACTATAACCCAAACTGTTGCAGCCAATAATACTTCTGCTCTGATTCCTTTTACTGCTCCAGGAAACTCTTGTTCTATTGTGTTTAACAGAAACCCATGAGCAAAATAAAATTAACAAAATATACAGAAGAATTTGGAAATATAGGGATAAATCCTGATGTTGATGAAAATGATAAACCCTTCAATAGAATATCTTTATGGGTACAAGACCCAATTACAAAGGAAAATTTACGTTATGAATGGAACAAAACAGATAGTGGAATAATTCTTACCGAAGAAAGTGATGGTACTTATGTAGAAACTAAAGATGTTGAATATTATCAAAAATTATGGGAAGCAAATACCTATCAAGAATTTTTAACTCTTTCTACTTTAATACGTCCTAAAGAAACAGATACCTATAATATTGAAAATAATATGGCTGTGCCAAAAAGCACAAACACTTATGATGAAGTTTATGTAAATAAAAAATTAGTGAGAACTGATTATAATATAGGACTATGGCAATCTGATAAATTAATAAAAGAAGTAGAAAAAGTATTTGGCAAAGATCAAGAATGGAAGTGTAATAGATTTAATATTATTGGTACTTACCAAGAACATGATGATGCACCTTTAAGACCGCCATACACGAATGTAAAAACATATAGTTGGTACAATGTTTTTTTAGATGTCCCAACAGAAACATTAAATGCTTTTAAAGTTCCTAATGTAGGCTACACATATAAAGAATGGAACGCTATAAAATACAACACAGTGACAGGTAAAAAACAGTTTAAATTGGTTATAGCAGATACAGAACATACAAGTAATTATCAAAAACACCCAGATACTTTTATACCAAGACCAGAGGTTCCTATTTACGCACCAACAACTTTCTTTTTTGCAAAAATTTTTAATGAAGATGGTACAGAAGCAGATGAGTATGATGTTTTCTTTACAACCACTAAAGATATTATGAAAGAATTTTGCAAAGAAAAAAGTCTTAATTTTCCTGTGCCAGAAAGTAGAGAAGATGACTTTATTTGGATATATGGCTTGGTGTATGACAAAAATACTTTAGAAATAAAACAGGTAAAAGGATATATTCGTTATCCTACTGATCAAGGCGAATGGCTTTAAAATTAAATACAAAAAAAATAGATAAAAAATTCTATAAAAAATTAGAAGAAGAAAAGAAATTACGCAAAGAATTTAGAAAAAAATTTTATAATTAATTATGTTTGGTATAAGTGCATTTTCAGAAACCCCATTTTCAGCATTGGCTGGCGACGGTTCTGTAAGTGTTGATGTAAATGTCACAGGACAAGTTGGTACAAGTGCTGTTGGCTCTTTTACTTTTGTAGGAAAAGCAAATATAACTCTTGGATCTCAAGTAGGAACTTCAGCTGTTGGTTCTATCACGCCAGATGCAGAAGCTAATTTAACTTTAAGTGGTTTTGTTAGTACAAGTTCTTTAGGAAGTATTTCTACAGATGCAGAGGCTAATGTAACCCCCGCTGGTCAAGTAGGAACTGGAGCGATATCAGGAGTTGGTGTAAATGGTAGTGTAGTAGCTATCTTACCCACTTTAGCAGGTAATGTAGGTTCTGTTAGTGTAAGTATAAATGCAGCAGCTAATGTTTCTATCCCTGCTGCTGATGAAGCAGATGGCGAATTAGGCACTTTAACAATTCAAGGAAAAGCAGAAGTTACCCCGGCAACTCAACTAGCGACAGGTGCTTTAGGTACTACTGCGATACAAGGAAAAGGCAATGTAAGTATTACTGGCCAAGCTGGCACATCTGCTTTAGGAACTATTTTGCCGAACGCAGATGCTAATGTAACGCTAACTGGCCAAGTTGGAACTGTAGCTTTAGGCACAGTAACTCAAAAATCTTCAAATTCAGTAACTGTTAGTGGATTAAGTTTAACTGCAAACCTTGGCACACTTAATTTCACAGGCAAAGCAAATGTAACTGTTTTGGGGCAAGCTGGAAACTCTGGAGATATAAGTTTTGTATTAGTTTGGGGGGAAGTAGATGAAAGTCAAAATTCTAGTTATAGCGGAGTTGTTACTTCGCAAACACCTAGTTATTCAGATATAAGCGAAAATCAAGACTCAAGTTTTAGTCAAATAACAGAAACACAAACATCAAGCTTTAGTGAAACAACAGATACTCAAACTCCTGATTGGGAAGATGTGGCTTAATGTTAATAATTTAATTATAATTTAACGAGGTAAAAACATGGCAAGTAGTTACGATAATAATCTCAGACTTAGAGAGATGGGAACTGGTGATGAATCAGGTACCTGGGGGACTCGTACCAATGAAAATTTAGAATTAATTGGAGAGGCTTTAGGTTATGGAACTGAAAGCATTACAACTAACGCTGATACACATACAACTACAATAGCTGATGGTTCAACAGACCCAGGCAGAGCAATATATCTTAAATATACGGGAAGTTTAGATTCTGCTTGTACTATTACTATAGCCCCTAATACTATTTCAAAATTATGGTTTATTGAAAATGGTACTAGTGGATCACAAAGTATAATTATTTCTCAAGGTAGTGGAGCCAATGTAACTATTCCAACGGGTAAAATTAAAGCTGTTTTTTCAGACGGCGCTGGCAGTGGAGCAGCTATAACAGATGCTTTTAATGCTTTAGATCTAGGATCGAGCTCTTCTATTAACGGAACTGCTTTAGGAACTATGACCGCAAGCACTACAGATACTTTTACTAATAAAACTTTTGATGCAAATGGTACAGGTAACAGCATATCTAATATAGAAAATGCTGACATAAGTGCTTCGGCTGCAATTGCTTTTAGCAAAATGGCAAACCTTACTACAGCAAGAGCCTTAGTTTCTGATGGTAGTGGCGATGTTTCTGTTAGCGATGTGACTTCAACAGAATTAGGATATTTAGATGGTGTGACTTCTGCTATACAAACGCAATTAGGCACTAAACTAAATGCAGCTTTACCTAACGACGCTTGGATTAGTTCTGCTGATAGCAGGAATAGACTTTATTTCACTGCAAGCGGTAGCACTATACTTAAATTTGATGGTAATTTTTTAGTCCAAAATAATTCAGGAACTACTATGTTGACTACTGACACTAGTGGTAATTTTACAGCTACAGGTAATGTAGGTGCATATTCTGACCTAGCGTTGAAAGAGGACATTTACCAAATAGAAAACGCTTTAGATAAAGTAAAAAAATTAAGAGGTGTGCATTTTACTCGTAAAGCCAATAACTCAAAAGAAATAGGAGTAGTAGCTAACGAAGTAGAGAAAGTAGTGCCAGAGCTAGTAGATGAACATGAAGACAAAGAACTAGGGACAGTAAAAACCATGAAGTATGCAAATACTGTAGGACTACTCATAGAAGCAGTAAAAGATTTAAGTAAACAAATAGAGGAACTAAAAAATGAGTGATATTCCATCTAGTGGTAATATAACTTTAAATCAAATGCACACCGAAGCAGGCGGTAGTAGTGGTACAGCTTGTACTTTAAATGACTCTGATATCAGAGGATTGATAGGTAAAAGTTCAGAGGCTTCAATGTTTTTTAACGAATGGTATGGTGCAGCTGCAGAATTTCAAATTACTTTTACTCCTGGAGTCTGGACTATTCAATTAGGTCCTGGAGCTACTCAAATAAGAGCCACTGGGGTTGATGTTTTTAATAGTGTACAGTATGGAAGTTTTACATCTGCTACAAGTAAATCTAGTTTTTTTGGTGGTAATTCTGTTTCAAGTCTTTGGAATAGACACCACAACTTAACAGGTGCGGGAATTTTTTACCTAGAAGTATCAGGTACTATTTCAAATTCTGATAGTGATGCCTTCGCTACGATAAATGTTAATGGCACATCTTTAAACAGGACTGCTGCAAGTTATAGTTATTCTGGTAGTGGAGGTAGTTCATTAACCACATGGGCTTGGAGTTTTACGCAAGGAGGAGGAACAACTAGCAATATTTACCCTATCTATAAAGATACTTATCCTAGTAGTACGGTAACTTTTACAAAATGAGGTAATAATATGGAAATTTTATTATGGATAATATTTATTCTTTTAATTGGCAAGATAGTTTTAAAAGCTATTAGGCCAGAGTGGAATAGATTATTAAATGAAAAAACTAGAGATTATTGGGAAGATTTAAAAAGTTATTTTTAATTTAGATTGCGGTGGACGATCTAGTTAAAATAATTAACGAAGTAGGATTTCCAATAGCAGCAACTTTAGGTTTAGGATTTTTTCTTTGGAAACTTTTAAATAAAATCATTAACGGCATGGAACAAAAAATAGATGTAGTTGATGACAAGATAAATGAAAGCATGGCAGCTATGGAAAAAAGACTAGATTCTAAATTAGACTCACAAATGGGCATATTAGTTCAATTAATAGATAGAGTTAGATCTGTAGATAATGAAATAATAAGACAAGATGTTTTACTAAAAACTTTATTAAATGCGCCAGAGCTTATAGAGCCTAATAAATTATCTAAATCTCAAAGAAGTGACAAACGCAAAGATTGATATAAAATGTAACGAAATATAAAAAAACATGGCAAGAACTACAGTAACAGAAATAGATAAAAGACTTAGCTCACATGAAGCCGCATGTGAACAAAGGTGGAGAGAAAATTACAGACGTTTAGATGCTATTGAACAAGGCATTACTTCAATAAATAAAAGTATAAGAAACAGTTTAATTTTTACCATAACGGTATTTTTAAGTGTTACAGCTTACTTAATACAACAAACTTTTTTTTAATAAGGTAGGTATTTAGCATGCCTTACAATAAGATTTTATTTAAACCAGGAATAGATAAAGAAGGGACCAGCCTTACCGCAGAGAATGGTTGGTTTGACGGTAATCTAGTTAGATTTAGAAAAGGCTTTCCAGAAAAAATAGGTGGCTGGACAAAAAATTCTAACTCTACTTTATTAGGAACTCCTAGAGCTTTACACGATTGGGTAAAGCTAGATGGCACAGATCTTTTAGGAATTGGCACTACTTTTAAATATTATATAAAAGAAGGATCTAATTTTAATGACATTACTCCTATTAGAGAAACAACCTCTGCTGGCGATGCAACATTTGCCAAAGTTGGTAATGATGATGCCACGATAACAGTAACTGAAAATTCTCATGGGGCTTCGATTAATGATTTTGTAACATTTAGTGGAGCTGCAAGTTTAGGGGGTAATATAACTGCAACTGTATTAAACCAAGAATATCAAATTGCTACTATTGTTGATGGCAATAGTTATACCATTGAAGCAAAAGACACAAGCGGTAATGCTGTTTTAGCAAATGCCTCTGATGGTGGAAATGGTGGAGGCAGTACAGTAGCTGCTTATCAATTAAATGTTGGGTTAGATGCTTTCGTGCCTTCTACTGGTTGGGGGGCTGGAACATGGGGTTCTAGTGGTTGGGGTTCTTCTACTCCTTTAGCGGCCAACAACACATTAAGAATGTGGACTCATGATAATTTTGGCGAAGATTTAATAATAAATCCTAGAGCTGGTTCTTTATTTAGGTGGGACGCTACTAACGGACTAACAACTAGAGCAGTAGAGTTACAAAATATATCTGGAGCTAACTTAGTTCCAACTCGTTGTTTGCAAGTTTTAACTTCAGATGTTGATAGACATTTAATTGTTTTAGGCTCTGATACTTTGAATGCCAACGGCACTTCTAGAACTGGAGTAATAGACCCTTTATTAGTAGCTTTTTCTGATCAAGAAAATTTATTAGAATTTGAAGCTAAAGCTACTAATACAGCTGGTTCAATAAGAATATCTTCTGGATCATTAATAGTAGGCGCATTAAAAGCCAGACAAGAAACTTTAATCTGGACTGATGTATCAATGCACTCACTACAGTTTGTTGGCGCTCCTTTTACCTTTGGGATTAATTTAATTAGTGAGAATGTTGGGTTAATTGGACCAAAGGCTGCGATAAATGCAGACAATGGTGCTTATTGGATGGCCTCGGATGGATTTTATTTTTACAACGGTTCAGTACAAAGACTCCCTTGTTCTGTTTTAAATCATGTTTTTGATAATTTAAATTTAGATGAAGTTTATAAAAACTTTGCTTTTACCAATAGAGAGTTTAATGAAGTAGGTTGGTTTTATTGTTCTGGTTCATCTACTGAGCCAGATAAATATGTAGTTTTTAATTACTTAGAAAAAGTATGGAGCATAGGCGAATTATCAAGATTCTCTTGGATTGACAGAGGCATATTTCAATACCCTATGGCAATTGGAAAAGATAGTTCTTATTTTTACTTATACGATCATGAAAATGGTAATGATAATGACGGCTCGCCAATGGATAATGTTTTTATAGAATCAGGAGATTTTGATTTAGAAGATGGTGATAAATTTATTTCGGTTAGAGAAATAATACCAGATATAAGATTTACCGGGAGCAATGGTAACGCAGCACTAAATGTTGTTTTAAAAACCAGAGACTTCCCAAATGATACGCCGACAACAAAAGTTACCTCATCAATCACTAACACAACAAAAAAAATAGATACTAGAGCAAGAGCTCGACAAGCGATTTATAGAATAGAGTCTGACGATGACAACGATGTGTCGGTAAGAAACGGTATGGAGTTTAGATTAGGAGCAACTAGATTTAATTTTAGAAACGACGGAAGAAGATAATGGCTAAAATATTAGAAACTAGATTGCCACTAGCTGGTTTAGAAATAACTCCAGAAATATTTAACAGGCTAGTAAGAATATTAGAATTAAATCTGCAAAAGGTAGATTTAAATGCTACGCCATTAACAAATGAACAAAGAAAATTAATAGATAATTTTAACCCAGGCGATTTAGTATTTAATACTGACAATAACTCTTTAGAGTTTTTTGATGGTGTAAGTTTTCAAGAAATTACAAGCACAGCAAAAACTTCTTTACAAGCAACTGCCTCTTTGGGAGAAGTAACTGTTAATGAAGAAGGTTCAATAGCAATAATAGTAAGTATATAAAATGAGTAAATGGGATAGCGATACTAAATTAAGTCAAAATTTTAAATTAAAAGAATTTGAAAAAAGTTTTGTAGCAAAGAGAAAAAATATAGATAATTGTGTCCATGATAAAGAAACTTTTAAAAACCTTGAGCGACTATGTAAGAACATCGTTCAACCAATTAGAAATCATTTTAAAATTCCTTTTAGTCCTAATAGTGCTTATCGCAGTATCACTCTTAACAGATACATTGGCTCTTCTGATACTAGTCAACATGTACTAGGCCAAGCGGTAGATTTAGAGATACCTAGAGTAAGCAATCAAGATCTATTTGATTATGTAAAAAATGAATTAAATTTCGACCAAGTAATTTTAGAATACTATGATGGCGTAAATCCAAACAGTGGCTGGGTTCATATATCTTATGTATCAGACAAAGATAATAGGAACAGAGCCATGACTTTCGATGGCACTCATTATAGAATAGTAGAGGATTAAGTATTATGATTGAATCACTAGTAAAGCCAGTAAGCAATTTAATTGGTAAATTTGTTAAAGATAAAGATTTACAAGCTCAATTAGACCATGAGCTTTCGACTTTATTTCATCAAGCTAATTTAGCTCAGATAGAAGTAAATAAGATAGAAGCTCAAGGTAAGCCCTTTCAAAGAAACTGGCGACCTTCTGTTGGTTGGATATGCAGCTTTGCATTGGCTTATCATTTTATACTATCTCCTATAATTGAGGTTATAATAAAAGTCTCTGGTGCACAAATAGATATGCCAGAGTTTGATTTTTCGCAGTTATCTGCGATTCTCATGGCATTATTAGGAATGTCTGGGCTTAGATCATACGATAAAATGAAAAAAACTGACACTAAAAAATGAAAGATATAAAAGAAAATCAAGAAGGTTTAAAAGCTTTAGCTGACGAAAGGCCAGATGTAGTAAAAAAAATGGGTTACGACCCAGAAAGTTTTTACGGCGGAGGACTAGCGATGTTAGCTAACGGCGGTTCAGTCGATCCAGACTCAGCGATAGATTTGTTTAAAATGAAATCAGAAAATGATCTTCGAGATTTTATTGGTAAAAATGCAATATCTAAAATATTAGGAGATGTGCTTAGAGGTAGAGATGTTAGAGATGCTTTGGAAGAAGGAGGCATAAATCAAATATTAAAAGAAAGCAACATACCGTTGAGAAAAGATGGTAAAGAAATAATTTTTGATGTTAACCCTGAATTTTCTTTTTATAGAAATCCTATGGAAACCGGTATTAGATTTGAAAAAAAATTTAATGAAGGCGGCATTTTAAAAGCTAACAGTGGCTCGAGAGTAGAATCTAGAAGATCAAGAACAAATGAAAATACAAGAACAAATGAAAATAAAGGTGTAGAGGAATTATTAGAAGAAGTAATAACTCCAGATTATACAATGGAACAAACTGGAGATATTTCAGAAGATGATTATAAAAAAATGTATGTTGGAGAAGCTGACGCATTAAACCCAGAAAAAGATAAGAAACTTTCTAAGTCAGAAAAGGCTCTTGCAATATTAGAGGGATTAGGATCATTATCAAATCTAATGCCTCAAGGCTTTACTACTAGAGGAGGCATTGGTGAAGCAATAGGTCCTAACATGGTACCAATTACAAGAGTTGGTATGGCTGATGGCGGTATAGCAGAGATGGCAAATGGTGGAATGGCAGAAGAACAATTACAAAGATTATTAGAAATAATACAAAATTCACCTTTAGATAGTGATGAAAAAAATTTACAAAAACAAATAGCTAGAATGCAATTAGCACAACAAACCATGGTAGGAACACCTCAGTACATACCTACCGACGCGCCATACAAAGCTGTTTACAGACCTTATTTTTCTGAAGTAACTAAAGCATATAACGCAGCAAGACCAGGGGCAACTTTCTCGCCACTAGCTGGCCCATCAAGAGAGAGAGTAGATTTTAATTTAGGCATGCGTTCAGATGGAACTTTAGGAGGCCCTAGAAGAGTTGCTGGTGTGCAATATGCAGCCGACGGTATGTTAATAGATGGTCAATTTTTTCCAGAAACTGATGAAAGAGTAGAAGGTCCTGGAGGAGAAAGAGATGACAAAATTCCAGCAATGTTAAGTGATGGTGAGTTTGTTGTTAATGCTAAAACAGTCAGAGGTCTAGGCTTACAAGCTGGAGCCAATCCAATGGATTTTGAAGAGCAAAGAAATATTGGTTCTAAAGTTCTTGAATACTTACAAGATACTATGGGTCCAAGAGGAGATATAGCCGCAAAGATGGGTGAGCAAGGGCTAGGTGCATTAGTAAGAAGCATGCCATGAGTAAATTTACTTTAGATAAACTTTCTTTTAACGAACAAGATGGCAAAGATATAGCTGATTTTTTAGCTAGATATTTTCATGCCGAACATTCCTTAGATGGTGGCAAGTCTCCAAAAATACATTGGGGCAAAACATCTTGGCAGATAAACAATGTCTTATTAAAAGGCATTGTCTATGTGGTAAGAAAAAACGAAAACATCATAGGCACTTTAGGATTAAAAGAATGCTCACACTGGTGGTCAGATGACGCTTTTATAGGTGATACTTGGTTTTTTGTTAGACCAGAATTTAGAAATGTTAAAGATGATGTAAAGCCTTCTAATATGTTATTGGAAGCTGGCATGAAATATGCTGAAGAACAAAATTTACCACTGATCATGGGCATATACAATGTTGGTAGTCTGGATAAAGCAGAAAAATTATTATTAAATAAAGGGTTTCATCAAATAGGTGGAACTTATTATAATGGTGTAAATAGGTAATATTATGGGATGTACATGTTCAAGCAAATCAATAGAGCAACCAGCCGCTAAAGCAGTTGAGCTGCCAACTACTGGATATTCTTTTGTATCTCCTTATATGGAGGACTATAGTAGAAGATTATTAGGAGCTTACTTCGGTGAGCCTGGAGAATACGAAGGTTTAATATCTCAAGAAAGACCTATACCTATTGAAGGCACAGCACAACTATCTGATTTAGAAAGACAAGCAGCAACTGGTGCCGGAGGTTTAGAAAGATTTGCAAGCTATACTCCAGAAGGTATTAATTATTTAAGAGATGCTGGTGCTTTAGCGAGAGATCCTATGGCAGCAGCCCAAGCTAGATTTAATCCTTTTGAAGATGCCGTGGTACAACAATCGATAGATGATATTATCAAAGCTTATGAACAAAAAGATATTGGTATTAGAGACGCTGCTTACAGAGCCGGGGCTTACGGCGGTTCTAGAGGTAGATTAGAACAAGCAGAAAATCAAACTGCTTTAGGTAGAGGTTTGTTAGACGCTGTTAGTGGCATTAGAAGACAAGGATTTCAAGACGCTCAATCACAAGTTGGTCAGAATATAACTCAATTACAAAATATTGGCACTGGTATTTCTGGACTTGGCGGCGCTGGACAACAACAAGCTATCGGCAGAATAGGCGCAATGTCCACTCAAGGAGGTATCGGTAGAGGTATAGAACAAGCAGATTTATCTAGAAGATTTAGAGCAGCTGATGTATTAGCTGATGAACCATTTACGAGATTGCAAAGAGGACAACAACTCTTAGCTGGAATGCCTTCTGGAGGCATTTCTGGGGGCACAGGCGCTCAAATATATCAACCACAAGTATATCAACAACCTTCAGTGTTATCTCAAATAGCAGGTGCTGCAGGCTCTGTAGGAACTGCTGCTGGTGGAATTGCGGCAGCGATGTCCGCATCAGACATAGAATTAAAAGAAAACATTAGAAGAGTAGGAGACTATGATGACAATCTTGGTTGGTACGAATGGG